CTCTTTGTTTATCCCAATGGAATGGAACTACGAAGGATTTATTGATGAGTACGGAGTTCCAGTATTTACTACACCTGACACAGATGTCTTCGCCCCAGACGGTGAACTAATAGATGTAGGTGTAATTGATAACTGGCAAAATGAAGCTGATGGTTTAAAAGACGATCAAGATGCTTTAAATGAATTTTACCGTCAGTTTCCACGAACTGAAGAGCATGCGTTTAGAGATGAAACAAAAAATAGTATATTTAACTTAGTAAAAATATACGAACAAATAGATTACAACGAAGAACTAAGTAGTAGCTTAGGTATAACACAAGGTAACTTCGCTTGGGTTGGTGGTATTAAAGATACTAGCGTTATATTTTATCCAGATCCAAAAGGTAGATTTAAAATAAGCTGGACACCTAAACAACAACTACAAAATAGAGTGGTAATTAAAAACGGTATTAAATATCCTGGTAACGAGCATATGGGTGCTTTTGGTTGTGACTCATATGATATATCCGGGACCGTAGATGGTGAAGGTTCAAAAGGAGCACTTCACGGACTAACTAAGTTCAGCATGGAGGACGCTCCTGCTAACAGCTTCTTTTTAGAATACTTGTCAAGACCACCTACGGCTGAAATATTTTTTGAAGATGTATTAATGGCATTAGTATTTTATGGTATGCCAATACTAGCAGAAAATAATAAACCTAGATTATTATACTATTTAAGACGTAGAGGCTACAGAGGTTTTAGTATGAACAGACCTGATAAGGTTTGGAACAAGTTATCTGTTGCTGAAAAAGAAATAGGTGGTATACCAAACTCTAGTGAAGACATAAAACAAGCCCATGCAGCAGCTATTGAAATGTACATACAAGATCACGTAGGTATGAAGCACGATGGTACATTTGGTAATGTTTATTTTAATAAATTGTTAAATGATTGGGCTAAGTTTGACATAAATAAAAGAACAAAGTTTGATGCTACGATAAGTAGTGGATTAGCTATAATGGCTTGTAATAGACATTTGTACGCTCCAAACGTTAAAATTGAAAAACCAAAATTAAATATACATATTTCTAAGTTTTCAAATAATGGAAATATGTCTAAAATAATCAAAGAATAAATATGGGATATTCTAATAAAAGTTATTTTCCTAGCCAAGTTGTAAGTGATGCTGAAAAGCTAAGTTATGACTATGGTTTAAAAGTTGCTAAAGCTATAGAAGCTGAATGGTTTAATAACGATAGAAACTTAAATAGATACATGAATAGTCGTAATGACTTTCATAGATTAAGACTATACGCAAGAGGTGAACAATCAATACAAAAATATAAAGATGAATTATCAATAAACGGTGATTTATCTTATCTTAATTTAGACTGGACGCCTGTTCCTATTATACCTAAGTTTGTAGATATAGTTGTAAACGGTATAGCTGAAAGAACTTATGATGTAAAAGCATATTCTCAAGATCCATATGGTGTCTACAACAGAACTGAATACATGAAGTCTTTATTAAAAGATATGAATAATAAAGATTTTAACGATGATATCGAACAAACTTTTGGTTATAATTTATATGAAAATGATCCTTCAAAATTACCAGAATCAGAAGAAGAGTTAGCGTTACACATGCAATTAACTTATAAACAATCTGTAGAACTAGCACAAGAGCAAGCTATCAATAAATTGTTTGAAGGCAGTAACTACGAGTTAACTAAAAAACGTTTTTATTATGATTTAACTGTTTTAGGTATTGGCGCGGTTAAAACTAGTTTTAATACTTCAGAGGGAGCTGTGGTTGATTATGTAGATCCAGCAAACCTTGTTTATTCGTACACAGATTCACCTTATTTTGAAGATATATATTATGTTGGTGAAGTAAAACATATACCTGTTAATGAACTAGCAAAAGAGTTTCCTTTTCTAGAGCACGAAGATCTTGATGAGATAATGAAAAATAAATCTTTTTACAGATCTAATTATAATAATAATTATACTAGAGACAAAGAAGACACGAACACAATACAAGTTTTATATTTTAATTATAAAACTTATATGAACGAAGTTTATAAAGTTAAAGAAACTGGTACTGGCGCTGATAAAATAATTGAAAAAGACGATCAATTTAACCCACCTGAAAATAAAGAAGGTCAATATGCTAAACTACAAAGATCTATAGAAGTTTTATATGAAGGCGCTATAATACTAGGTACTAATAAGCTTTTAAAATGGGAGATGGCAAGAAATATGCTTCGTCCAAAAAGTGATTATACTAAAGTTAAAATGAACTACAGTATAGTAGCTCCGCGTATGTACGAAGGTAAAATAGAATCTTTAGTTGGTAGAGTAACGGGTTTTGCTGATATGATACAGCTTACACATTTAAAATTACAGCAAGTAATGTCACGTATGGTACCGGATGGTGTTTATTTAGATGCTGATGGTTTAGCTGAAATAGATCTAGGTAATGGTACAAATTATAATCCACAAGAAGCTTTAAACATGTTTTTCCAAACAGGTAGTGTTATTGGTAGATCATTTACACAAGATGGTGATATGAATCCTGGTAAAATACCAATACAAGAAATAACTAGCGGTAGTGGTGGTAATAAAATGCAAGCTCTTATTTCTAATTATAATTATTACTTACAAATGATTAGAGATACTACAGGACTTAACGAAGCTAGAGATGGTAGTATGCCAGACAAAAACGCTTTAGTTGGTGTTCAAAAACTAGCAGCGGCTAACAGTAACACAGCTACAAGACACATATTACAAGCTGGTTTATTTTTAACATCTGAAATAGCAGAACAATTATCTCTTAGAGTTTCTGATATACTAGAATATTCTCCAACAGCAGACGCTTTTGTTCAAGCTGTAGGTGTTCATAACGCTGCTACTTTAGAAGAAATATCTAGTTTGTATTTATATGATTTTGGTATATTTATAGAATTAGCTCCAGATGAAGAAGAAAAAGCAATGCTTGAAAATAATATACAAGTGGCTTTACAAAAACAAAGTATAGAATTAGAAGACGCTATTGATGTTAGAGAAATAAAAAATGTAAAACTAGCAAATCAAATACTAAAAATACGTAGAAAGAAAAAACAAGAAAATGATAGACGAATGCAGCTAGAAAACATACAAGCACAAACACAGTCTAACACACAAGCTGCACAAGCTAAAGCTCAACTTGATGTTCAAAAAAGCAAAATAATTTCTGAAAATGAAATAGCGTTAGAGCAAGCAAGAGCACAAATGGAAGCTCAAAAAATGCAACAAGAAATGCAGTTTAAAAAAGAACTAATGGAGTTAGAGTTTCAATACAATATGCAGTTAAAAGATATGGAAACTAAAGCAAAAAAATCTGTAGAAAAAGAAAAAGAAGATCGTAAAGATGAAAGAACAAGGATTCAAGCTTCTCAACAAAGTGAAATGATTGAGCAAAGAAATACTAATAAACCGCCTAAAAACTTTGAGTCTACAGGTAATGATATGATAGGTGGCGGTTTTGATTTAGGTGCTTTTGAACCTAGTTAAAATTATTAATTATTATTATATTATATTATGGAAGAAAAAAATGAAAATGTAGTTGAAGAAACTACACAAGATAACGTTACAAAAGTTGATATAAAAAATACTCAAGAAGATGATAATGTTATAAAAGTAAATTTAGATAAACCAATTAAACCAGAAGAAAATGAAACTAAAGAAGATAACGCTGACGACAGCGGAGTGGCTGCAGAGCTTAAAAATGCCGAGCCCACACAAGAACAAAAAGAAATACAACCGGAAGCAGAAGCACAAGAAGAAACAGCAGTATTAGAAGAAATAACCGAAGATTCAACTGAAGAAGAAGTAGCAGAAGTAGAAGATAAAGTTGAAGAAGCTGTTGCTGAAGCAGAAGCTACAGGAAAACCATTACCAGAAAATATACAAAAGTTAGTTGACTTTATGGAGGAAACTGGTGGTGATATACAAGACTATGTAAAACTTAATCAAGATTATAGTAAATTAAGTGATACAGAAGTTATATATGAATATTATAAAAAAACAAAACCTCATTTAAATAACGAAGAAATAAACTTCTTAATAGAAGATTCTTTTTCTTATGATGAAGAAATTGAAGAGGAAAAAAATATAAAAAGAAAAAAACTAGCGTTTAAAGAGCAAGTTGCCAGCGCTAGAAGCCACTTGGACGGGCAAAAGTCCAGATACTATGAAGAAATCAAAGCTGGTTCAAAGCTTACACCTGAACAACAAAAAGCTTGGGATTTTTTTAATAGATACAACAAAGAGTCGGAAGAAAATAAAAAAATAGCAAAAACACAATCTGAAGTTTTTAAATTAAAGACTAATAAAGTTTTTAACGATAAGTTCAAAGGTTTTGAATATAACGTCGGTGATAAAAAATTTAGATTTAACGTAAACAATGCTGAAGAAGTTAAGACAACACAAAGCGATATAAGCAACTTTACTAAAAAGTTTTTAGATAAAAATGCTACATTATCAGATGCTAAAGGTTATCATAAATCACTTTTTACAGCTATGAACGCTGATGCTGTTGCAAAACATTTTTACGAACAAGGCAAAGCTGATGCTATGAAAGCAAGCGTTGCTAAAGCTAAAAACATTGATATGAATCCAAGACAAGCTCATGGTGAAGTTAACGTTGGAGGTATAAAAGTAAAAGTATTAGGTGATAATTCTTCTGATTTTAAATTTAAAATTAAAAACAATAAGTTTAAAAAATAACAATTTAAAAATTATTAATTATGGCAATTACGAATGGAACGTTGTTAAATGTTCAACCGGCTACTGGTCAGTTGACTTTATCAACTAATTATTTAGATCTTGCGTCAACAGCTGGACAAGGTTGGGCGCAACAATATGTGCCAGATTTGATGGAGAAAGAAGTTGAGATTTATGGTCCAAGGACTATATCTGGCTTTTTAAATCAAATCGGTGCAGAAGAGGCTATGACTGCTGATCAAGTAGTATGGTCTGAGCAAGGAAGATTACACTTATCTTACAAAGGTAAATGTATCGACGATGACGATGCTAATGGTGGTATTATTGAACTTGAAACTGATATTGATGGTAACGATATAGGTGTTGATCACGGTATTAGAAAAAATGATACTATTCTTATAGCAAACTCGGCTAATGGAGCTATTTGCAAAGCTGTTGTAGTAGCTGCTGTTAGAGGTGCTTCTGCTGGTACTCACGACAGAATTACTGTTGCTCCTTATGGATTTGCTAACTTACTAGCTGCTTCTATTACTGATGATGCTGCTGGTTCTGCTTCTGAATCATTAACTATATTAGTTTATGGTTCTGAGTTTAAAAAAGGAGATAACTACGATGGTGACGCTACAAGAGGTGCTAACGAGCCAAACTTTAAATCTTTTTCTAATAAACCAATTATTATGAAAGATTACTTTGAAGTATCAGGTTCTGACGCTTCAAGAATTGGTTGGGTTGAAGTTTCTTCTGAGTCTGGTCAGTCAGGTTACTTGTGGTACTTAAAAGCTGAAGCTGATACAAGAGCTAGGTTTACTGACTATATTGAAATGTCAATGCTTGAGTCTAAGCTTGGAGGTCCTCAATTTAATACTGCTAGCGCTAGTTTATATGGTGGTCTAAATGCTAACGCAGATTTAACTGATGACCATATTTATGGTTCTAATACAGGTGATGTAACTGGTACACAAGGCTTATTTGATGCTATTGAAACTCGTGGTAATGTTACTTCTGGTGTTACTGGTGTTAACGCTGCTACTGATTTAGCTGAGTTTGATGCAATACTTGCTGAGTTTGACAAGCAAGGTGC